AAAAAAAAAGCCCCAACCTTTCGGTCGGGGCTCAAAAGTACAGGCAAAAAAAAACCCCAACCTTTCGGTTGGGGTTTTCAAGTGAGACGTTTAAATTGTCTCAAGCACCTTGCGCAAGGCAACGATGGTTTCAGTCACATCCGAAAAACACAGCAATTTTTCAGCCTTTGCATTTTGCAAGATGCGGATGCGCTCTTTAATCACTGATTCCAAGGAATCAGCCAGAGTCGTTTTCTTACCCGTACCCGTTGCACGATCGTCATGGGTTGACAGATGTTTGCGCAGATACGCCATCATTACCGGGATACGTTTCACCCAGACTTGTCTCACAGCGCGCTCATCCGCATCCAACCCCATTAACTCAGCCTTGCTCATGCCAAGCAAGGTTTGAACCTTGGGAGTCCAAGCCCGGACAATGATGGCCCGGACTTGTTTGCAAACATCTTCATTTGCAGATGCATCACCTTCAAACAGCATTTCAGCACGAACACCAGACACATAAAGATCGTCACTTGCACGAAGCCATTTGCCATCAGCCGAACCCTGTGCTTGCACAGCGGCCACAATGGATTTCTCAGCCTTGGACAAGTCGAACTTCATTTGCGCCTTGGGAGACACAATGACGGGCTCACCAGTGAGTTGAGCAACTGCGCTTTTGATTGCATTGGTAGACATAAAAACCCTTTCAAGGTTTAAACCGCGAGACTAACAAAACGCTAGTTTGTCGCAGTGATTGAATTGTGCGCTTATGTGCACCCCTTGTCAATAGATAATATTGGATGATTGAATTAAATATTCATTGAGAGGGTTTGTAAGGTTTCCACTCAAGCCTTGAGTGGTTTCCTGACGTGAACCTTACAGCCCCCAAAACGCTGGCATCATTGACCCCACCGGGACGGGGGAACCCCTTGTGGGACAAATGGCTTGGGTCTGCTTGGGTTGCTATTCCCCACATTCAAACACCATTTTCTTTAAATCCGATACTGTTCTAACGTGCAGAGTTAAGTCACGTACCTAACCATACAAAAAATATATTTTTTGTGTGTTTTCTACACACCCCACGGTACCCTGATCAATTAGAAACACCCCCCGTGCTAAAAATAGTACCCCCCATTTAAAAATTTTATTTTTTGTGGTATGGTGGAGTCTTCTATGTGGCATCCCGCCATGTAAGCGCACAATTTGACAATGGACACTCTGGTCTGCACACCCGACCTCGGCGTGGCCCTGCCGCCCGAGGGACTACCGTACCCGATGCTAAGAGAACGGGCGCAAGCCGCCTGCGCGACCATTGATTTGTTGTTGGGCGTAGGACTCGACCCACAACTGCTTATCCCAAAGCCTGACGATCAAGATGTTGTAGCGTCTATCGTAGAGGCGTTCGCCCAAGACGAGGAAAAAGCGAGTCAGTCGCTCACCACCAACAAGATTTCGACCATGACCCCTGCGTCCTTGCTCCTTGTAAAGAGCACATTGGATGAGTTTGGACATGCAGTGGTAGAGAGAGCCACACAAATACGCCATCTGGTGACAAACAAACTTGTTTTGGAGTCAGAGAACCCTGATCCTAAGATCAGAATCCGTGCGTTGGAGTTGCTTGGCAAGATTTCTGACGTGGGGCTCTTTACAGAACGCTCAGAAGTGGTCATCACGGCCCGTTCTACAGAGGAATTGAAGCAAACTTTGCGGGATAAGTTCAACAAATTGCGCCAAAAGATGGATGTGGTGGACGTTGAAACGGTAAAACCCGTGGAAACGATCAATTTGGACGAAGAATTGGGCATCCCTGCCCCACAAGTTGACGAAGACGGGCAAAAATGACCCCTGCAAACACAAATTCCCCCGTAAATGACCTCTCAGATGAAGAAATTGAGTTCATGGTCGAGCATATTGAGGAGTTTGAGCCAGAGGAACGTGCAGAAATCTTGGCGGCGGCAGAAGCCTTGACCGCAAGGCGGCATGCGGCGGCATGTCATGCAGACTTAATTGAGTTTTGCAAGCACATGCAACCAGATTACAAGGTTGGTAAGCACCACCGCATCTTGGCAGACCTGCTCATGCAGATCGCCGAGGGCAACAAAGACCGTATTTGCGTAAATATCCCGCCACGTCATGGCAAATCTCAGCTTGTTTCCATCTACTTCCCTGCTTGGTTCATAGGTAAATACCCTAATAAGAAGGTGATGATGGTCTCGCACACGACCGATCTTGCTGTGGATTTTGGTAGAAAAGTGCGAAATATCATTGATACCGAGGCATATCGGCAGATTTTCCCCACTGTGAACCTTGCCGCCGACTCCAAGTCCGCAGGGCGCTGGAACACCAACGCAGGGGGTGAATACTATGCGTGCGGTATTGGCTCGTCTATCGCAGGTCGCGGTGCTGACTTGTTGTTGATTGACGATCCACACTCCGAGCAGGACGTGCTGAACGGCAACTTTGATGTGTTTGATAAAGCGTACGAGTGGTTTGCGTATGGTGCCCGTACCCGTCTGATGCCGGGTGGTCGTGTAGCAATCATCCAAACACGTTGGCACTTGGCTGACCTGACTGGGCGCGTGATCAAGGACATGGCCCAGAACGAAGGTGCTGATCAGTATGACGTGGTGGAGTTCCCTGCGATTCTTGAAGTCCCAGACGTAAACAACACAGACAACCCCAACGCACTCATCTAGAAACCACTGTGGCCCGAGTTCTTTGACCTCAAGGCACTGCACAGAACCAAGGCTTCGATGCCGCTGTTCCAGTGGAACGCGCAGTACCAGCAGAACCCCACTGCCGAGGAAGCCGCTATCGTCAAGCGAGAGTGGTGGAACTACTGGAAGAAAGAAGACCCGCCTGACTGTGAGTACGTCATCATGTCGCTGGACTCTGCGGCAGAGGCACATAACCGCGCTGACTACACGGCACTCACCACGTGGGGGGTGTTCCTCAACGAGGAGCAAGACAGGTACAACATCATCTTGCTCAACTCAATCAAGCGCCGGGTGGAGTTTCCTGAACTCAAGAAGCTGTGCTACTCGGAGTGGAAAGAGTGGGAGCCGGACTCGTTCATTGTGGAGAAAAAGTCTTCAGGAACGCAGTTGTACCAAGAGATCAGGCGTACAGGTATACCTGTACAAGAATATACCCCCCACAGAGGGACAGGAGATAAAACGGCACGACTGAACTCGGTGGCTGACATCATCCAGTCTGGACTGGTGTGGGTGCCCGAGACGCGATGGGCAGAAGAGGTGGTCGAGGAGATTGCTGGGTTTCCGTTTGCACAAAACGATGACTTGGTAGACTCCACCGTCATGGCCCTCATGCGGTTTCGCTCGGGGGGATTTATCAGGTTGCCAGATGACGAACCGGATGAAGTAACGTACTTCAGGTCAAAACGGTACTCTGGTGGAAGTAGATACTATTGAAAGGGAAAGTTATGGCGACCAATATGGACAAGGGGTTGTATTCAGCCCCAATGGGAATTGGAGAAGATGCGGGTGGCGAGAGCGCACTTGAGATTGAGATCGTCAATCCCGATCAGGTAACGCTGGATGATGGCAGTGTGGAGATCACACTGGAGCCTGATGCCGCCGAAGGTGGTGAGTTTGATGCCAACCTTGCCGAGGAGATGGACGAGGGCACTTTGTCCACAATCGCTGACGACTTGGATGAGATGCTCACTGCCGACATCAACAGTCGCAAGGACTGGGCAGACACGTTTGTCAAAGGCTTGGAGGTGCTGGGACTGCGGTACGAAGAGCGCACAGAGCCGTGGAGCGGCTCATGTGGGGTGTTCTCTCCACTGCTTGCCGAAGCGGCAATTCGCTTTCAAAGCGAGACAATTATGGAGACATTCCCCTCCGCTGGCCCTGTGAAAACAGAGATCATGGGGGCAGTCACAAAACTCAAGGAAGAGGCGGCAGAGCGTGTTCGCATGGACATGAACTACACCCTCACTGAGAAGATGATTGAGTACCGCTCAGAGCACGAGCGACTGCTGTTTAACTTGGGGCTTGCCGGGTCAGGGTTTAAGAAACTCTATCCCGACATAAGTCTTGACCGCCCAGTGGCTATGTTCGTCCCTGCTGAAGAGTTGATCATGCCCTACGGTGCGTCTCAGATTGAGACCGCCGAGCGGGTTACACACCTGATGCGTAAGACCAAGAACGATGTGAAGAAGTTGCAGGTAGCGGGCTTTTACAGAGACATTGATCTGGGAGACCCTGTAAACATCACCACAGACATTGAGAAGAGAAAAGCTGACGAGAGCGGGTTCACGATTACACAAGACGATGACCGCTATCAGTTCGCTGAGATGCACGTTGACTACGATGTGCCGGGGTATGAAGACCCAGACGGTATAGCACGTCCATACGTGATCACCTTTGAGCGCGGTACCAAGGAGGTTGTGGCGATTCGCCGTAACTGGAACGAGGACGACAAACTTAAACTCAAGCGCCAGCACTTTGTGCAGTACAACTACATTCCAGGCTTTGGTGTGTATGGCTTGGGTCTTATCCACATCATTGGTGGTTATGCCCGTGCGGGTACATCTATCCTGCGCCAGCTTGTTGATGCAGGTACGCTGTCCAATTTGCCGGGTGGCTTGAAGTCTCGCGGTGCGCGTATCAAGGGAGATGACACCCCCATTGCTCCGGGTGAGTTCCGTGACGTGGACGTGCCCAGCGGTGCGATCAAGGACAACATCATGTCCTTGCCATATAAAGAGCCGTCACAAGTTCTCTCTGGCTTGCTTGACAAGATCATGGACGATGGTCGCCGCCTTGGTGCTATCAGTGACATGAAGGTCAGTGACATGAGTGCGCAAGCACCTGTGGGTACCACGCTGGCTCTGTTGGAGCGTCAACTCAAGACGATGGGTGCAGTGCAGGCCCGAGTGCACCACTCCATGAAACAAGAGTTCAAGTTGCTCAAAGAGATCATTCGTGACTTTACTCCCGAGGAGTACAGCTACGAGCCTGACTACGCTGAGAACCGCGACATCAAGAAGTCTGACTATGACTTGGTGGAGGTGATCCCTGTCAGTGACCCTAACTCATCTACGATGGCCCAGCGCATCATGCAGTACCAAGCGGTGTTGCAGTTGGCGGCTCAAGCCCCGCAGATTTACGACCTGCCTGTGCTCCATAGGCAGATGATCGAAGTGTTGGGTGTGAAGAACGCAGACAAACTTGTTCCTGTGGAAGATGACGAGAAGCCTCGTGATCCAGTCAGCGAGAACATGGCTGTTATC